AATAATTTCTCTATTTTTTGTACCACCACTATCAAGAAATTCAAATAATCTATCTACAGGTTCACCTTTAAAAGCTTGCTTTGTATTAAAATAGGAAGGGTCTTCTTGTAATTTAGCTTTTAAATCTAAATATTGTTGTGCACCTGAGTCAGCTAATTTTATTGGGCCTTCAGCAATGGTAGTTTGAAAACCTTTAATACTATTTTCAGACAATAATCCTGTTGTAATGTTACCACTACCATCTTTCGTACCTAGTAATTCATCACGCCTTGAGCTTAAGGTATACTCACCTTTACCACCATCAGCAGCTAAAGCAGCTTCTAGAATCTCTATAGCTTGACCACGCTCGCCATAAAAGTCCTTTTTATAAGCAGACATAATGTGTTCAACTAGACGTAGATCATCATTATTTAATGAGTCAGATGCAGCGTCAACTTCTTTTACATGATTTTTAACAAATTTTTCTACATTATCAAAGTGATCTTTGTATTTATCTGTAGTAACTACTTGTGGATCTCTTGCACCACCTGTATGTGTTTCCTTTTGAGCTGTTTTTAGAATTTCTGGTATTGGAGTAATACCCTCAAGATACCAGTCAGAGCCGATAAACTCAGTATAAAAAGCCCCAACTTGTGACTCCTCTAGTTTAGCTATACCGATTCTGTCTCTATTTTCATACATTGCTGGAATAACCTTATCAATTATAAAGTCATTAGCTTGCTGTTTTCTAGTTTCTAAGTCAAATTCAATCTTCTTAGATTCTACGTCTTGTATTACTTTACTAAGTTTTAGTATTCTTGCATTAGCGTTTGCAGCAAAAGGTGTGGTCTGGTTTTTTTGAGCTACTACATATGCTTGATAACTGTCGTAGGTTTTACCTTTTTCGTTATCAGGAGAGTATTGTAAGTTTGAGTATATTTCTTTAGCAGCTTCTGGAGGAAGTGTGCCTTTTTCTACTAAGGTTCCGATAATTTCAAAAGTACGATCTAAAGCCATACCTCTGTTGGGCAAATTGTACTGGTTCTGGATTTGAGCTACTATACCTTTTGGGCCAAAGAATGTATCATTAAGACGCTTACCTGATTCCTTGTCACGCACAAATGCACCCATTACAGCTGTATAAACTCTCTGTTCAGTTACATAGGATTCGTTGTTTTCTACTGTTTCTTTAAGGTCATATAGAAATTGCCTACGATTTATCTCGTTATTCTGATTTAACTTAGGCTGTACTTCACGAAAAAGCTGTTTTAAAAATCTTTTACTTACAGTTTTAGAACCAGTTCGCTCCATTTGAGCGTATATAGCTGATCTATAATAAGATAGGTTATTTCTGTTTACATAGCTTTCAAACTCATCAGTGCTTGTAGCTTTAAATGCGTTTTGTTTATATAAAAGTTCTGTATTATTAGCGAGTGTACTTTCTTGACTATAAAATTTAATAAAGTTGTCATCATTTCTAAATTGATCTTCGTCTGGAATAATACCATTTCGTAAATCTAGTTGCTCTTTTACGCTAATTTGTTTATCGCCTTTTATTGTACCCACAGCATCAGACTCACCAAATTGATATTCGTTTTCTTCTGCTACGTTTTGTATTTCTTTTACTAATTCACCACCTTGTTGTACAAAATCATTTTGAGCTTGTCTTGATATGCCATCAGCTTCTCTAGCTTGACCCGCTTTAATCAAAGACGTAGCTATCTTACTTCCAGCACCAGCAATCGAAACTAAAGCATTTAAGCGTGTGTCAAATGCTTTTGCAGCTAGCTCTTCGATTTCGACCATTTGCTTAAAATGCTCTTTAGTTTTGTTTATATTATCGTTAATTACATTGTTTTGAGACTTAGTTAAATCAGCCCCTGCTTGAGCATAGTTAGTAGCACTGATATCAGGAATAGCATCCCGAGGTGTACCAACAACATTTTGAAATGATGATGTCATACTACCTCCATATCAACATCTATTTTACTGTAATCAACAGTTAGGTAATTTTGATCTATACCTACAGCCATAGGATTCTTTTGTAATACATCCTGAGCCATAGCTCCACGGAATCTTACGTCCCCACCTGTGTAGTTAAACTCATAAATTTTGTAACCTTGTGGTGATGTACCTACCTGTTTAATATTTTCTTTTAATTTT